CCGCTATTCCCGTCATATAGTGCCTACAAAGAATTTTGTGGTCCGCTTATGAAATGATCCATGCCAGTTCACTTGGCTTGTCAGGGTTTTAAGGGCTTTTGTCCATCCAGGGCAACCTAACTGTGCCCACCCTGGAAGGGTAGGATTATTTACAATGGAGGAGGAGAAAAGAGGAGGAAATTGGCCGTCACTCCTTTTCAAAGACGGCCACAAGCACACTGTGTGCCAGGTTGACAAGGACATCATCCGTCCTGTTCAACATCCCTTCGAAGTCACGATATTCGGCCCTTGTGACCCCATAATCCTCACAAAACTCATCTATCGCGCGTTCCGTAATGTCCCCTTGCACTTTGTAGCCGTAAAAAGTGGAATAAGGATTGGTAAACTCCGCATCAATGGCCGCGCCGCTGGTATTCTTCAAATACCAGTCGCATACCAATCTCACTATTGGGACATGCTTGGAACAAGTCAAAAGGGAAATACAAATGCCCCTTGCCCATGCAATGGGATGCATGTTGTTGTCAATCTGCCAGAACATCGGCTTCAAACGCCGGGCAATTTCCACGCCATATTCATAACGCTGCCCACTCCAAACTGGCCTCATAGCCAGAAAGGTGGAAAGCCGCCAATTGGCATCTGAAAATCTCCGGATCTTGTCCGAAGCAACTGAAAAGCCGAATTTCGCCCAACCGGCAGAATAACGCTCCAGAAATCCTTCATCAAAAATTGAAATCCCATTGATTCTTTCTGGTAAAAACGTTTTGCCGTCGTCTCCTGCCACGGCCATGAATATCATAGTCAACAAGGCCAACAAATGTGCGGGGGTTAACTCTTCAAGGCTCTCGGCAAAGCGGAAAGCCAAGGCCAAAGCGACCAAGCGCACAAATATGAATGTGACTGTGTTCGTCCATGACGTCAGTGGCACTCCTGACAAATTGACAAAGTCAATGAACGCTTTGAAGCGCCCAACAGACAACTTCCCCTTGACCATCTCCATAAAGATAGAATAAATGTAATCCTCCATAAACGGCCATTGAGCCCTCAAAACATCATGTTGGAAGGAAAAACTGCCTTTGGAATGGCTGCCATCAGCCATCGAGACATCATCTTCCAGCACGAAGCGATTAGCTTCGACGGCAAAGTTCAAGAAATCATTGATTTCCTCGGGTTTCGCGCCGGCCGCGTAGAAAATGTGAGATTTCGAGTTGAACAACGTGTTCAACCTTTTCGTCATAGGATAAGAGTATGGGGCACAATGGGCCAAAACATGGGGATGTACCGGATTTATACATCTGGGTACCCCTTTGGCTTTGTCCACCAGTACGTCAGATCCTTTC